CGTCGGCGCCAACGCGAACATCAATCAGGTTGGCGTCACGTATCACTTCACCGCGTTCTGCGACCCTGGGATGCGGTTCGTTTGCGGTGGCGCCCTGAACAGCCACACTACGCCCAGCGGCTACACGCAGCCGCTCGACTACGGCACCGGCTTCACGCCCGAAGCGGTGTTCGTGATCACCGAGGACAACACCTCGGGCACCGGCACCAACGGCACGTTCTACAAGGGACCAGGGCACACCGCGGGCCGCGCGTCACCGGTGAGCACGGCCGAACTGACGACTGCGTTCGACATGGCCGCGGGCACACTGGTGTTCAGCGGCAACGGCATTGCGGCCAACCAAGCGTCCATCCCCTTCCTGGCGTGGCGCCGGGATGATGGCAGCGGCGACGCGGGCGTGGTCAAGGTGGTGCAGCTCGCGAGCTGGACCGGAGACGGCTCAGCCTCGCGCACCGTGAACCTGACGCCGGCCAGCGGCCGACGCCCGGCCTACGCCATCTGCGTGCCCCACAACGCGGTATCGCTCGAACGGGACACCGCGCACACCGGCACCACGTCGCAGGTCATCACGGGGGCGGCAAACGCCGCGACGGGCATCGTGAGCGGCGGCATCGACCAAGTCAGCGTGGGCTCGGTCCTGAACGCGAACGGCATCATCTACGACCTGTTCGTGCTGCCGGGCAGCGCGACGGCCGGCAACAACGGGTGGAGCGTCCCTGGCGAAGAAGCGCCGGTCGAGCCCGACGTCCCGCACGGTGGACCGGGCACGCCCTGGGACGACGTGCCGCCAGACCCCGAAGCGTCACCGACCACGCCGGCACCCGAGGTCGAGCCCGGTGGCGACGCGACCGACTTCGGCACGCAGTGCATCACCGCGAGCACGAAGATCATCAACATGGCGCTCTCGCGCATCGGCATCTCGAAGCGCGTCGGCGACATCAGCACCGAGCAGAGCAACGAGGCTGCGGTCGCACGGCTCCACTACAGCGACGACCTATCGGCGACGCTGCGCGACTTCGACTGGGCCTTCGCGACGCGCTACGCGGAGCTGGTCCTGGTCGGCGGCACGAGCACGGTGCCGGTCAACGGTGACTGGCAATACAGCTACCGCGCGCCCATCAACATGATGAAAGCGCGGCGCATCGTGAACCCTGACGGCTCGAAGCGGAACTACGACCCGAACGCGCCGAAGTTCCGCGTGGGCTCGGACACGGCCAACCTCTGGGTCATCACCACGGCATACGTCACCGGCGACCGCGTCGAGTGGGCAGGCGACTACTGGGTGGCGACCTCGGGCAGCACGGGGCAGACGCCGTCGTCCGCGAGCGCGTTCTGGACGGTGACGACGACGCTGCTCATCTTCACCGACCAAGCGAACGACGAAGACCCGGTGGAGCTGGAATACACCATCCGACCGGAGTGTGCGGCCGCAACGGGCGACGCGTTGTTCCGCAGCGCCCTGGCGTGGCGGCACGCATCGAGCCTCGCGCCGGTGCTCAGCCTGGACGAGAAGAAGATCCAGTTCTGCCTCTCGATGTATGCGCTGCAGCTCGGGCAAGCGAAGACCACCAACGCGCAGGAACAGCAGCAGGCGCCTGAAGGCGACGCCGACTGGATCACGGGGCGCGACTGATGCAGAGCACCTTTCAGCGCAGCTTCGCGGGCGGCGAGCTATCGCCGTCGCTCGCGGCTCGCGCGGACCAAGCGAAGTATCTGAGCGGGCTGGGCACCTGTCGCAACTTCGTGGTGCTTCGCAACGGCTCGGTGGCGAACCGCTCGGGCACGCGCTTCATCGCTGAAACGAAGAACAGCTCGACGGCGACGTTCCTGTTCCGCTACGTGTCCGAGGTGGCCGGCGACAGCGTGCTGCTCGAAGCCGGGCCGAACTACATTCGCCCGATCAAGAACGGCGCCCTGGTGACGCTGACCGGTGTGCCCGCCTACAACGGCGGCACGGCCTACGCCATTGGCGACATCGCGTCGAGCGGTGGCGTGAACTACTACTCGATGGTCGCGCAGACCGGCGTCGCGCCGCCTGGGGGAACGTGGTATGCGATGCCGGGCGCCATCTTGGAGATCCCGACGCCCTTCGGTGGCGGCGAGTTCAACTGGGTGCAGAGCGGCAACGTCATCACCCTCACGAGCAAGACCGGCGTCGGTCCACCCTACGAGCTGACCTACCGCTCGATCACGAACTGGGCGCTCCAGGTCGTCTCGACCGCACCGACCATCGACCCGCCGACTGCGGTGGGCTCCCTGGCTGGCATTGCCGGCGGGCTCACCTATCGCTACATCGTCACCGCGGCGCGTGGGGAAACCTACGAGGAGAGCGTGGGCAGCGCGGCGAGCACCCTGGCCGGCTGCGGCGAACCGACGACCGCGGCACCGCACACGATCACCTGGACACCACCCGCTGGCAGCGTCGCCGAGTATTACATCTACAAAGACCCCTACAACAACGGCACGTATGGGTTCATCGGCACGGCCACCGGGCAAGCGTCGTTCAAGGACATCGGCTTCGTGCCCGACTTCGGTGTCACGCCCCCGCTCGCACGCGTGCTGTTCAACGCGAGTGGCGACTACCCGAAGCGCGCCGCCTACTATCAGCAGCGCCGGTTCTTCGCGAACACGGTCAACAACCCTGACGCTATCTGGGGTTCGCGCGTGGGCTTCACGTCGAACTTCGCCATCAGCTCGCCGCTGCAGGACGACGACGCGATCAACTTCCGCATCGCGGGCAACCAGCACAACCCGGTGCGGCACCTGATCGGCTTGAAGACGCTCATCGCGATGACCGACGGCGGCGAGTGGACCGTCGGCCAGAGCAAGCAGCCGCTCACGCCGCAGAACCTGCCGGCCGACCAGGAGACGTATAGCGGCGCGAACGACACCGACCCGGCCATCATCGGCAACAGCGTGGTCTACGTGCAGGCGCGCGGCTCCATCGTGCGCGACATTCGCTTCGAGCTGGAGGTCGAAGGGCTCGCGGGCCGCGACCTCACCATCTTCGCGAACCACCTGTTCGACGGTTACACCATCGACGCGCTCGACTATCAGCAGACGCCCGACTCGATTGTGTGGTGTGTGCGATCGGACGGCACGCTGCTCGGGATGACCTACCTGCGCGAGCAGGACATCTGGGGCTGGCACCGTCACGATAGCGGCGCCGCAGCGCTGTTCGAGGACGTGTGCGTGGTGCCAGAGCCCGGCGAGGACGCGGTCTATGTGCTCGTGCGTCGCACCATCGACGGCGTGTTCAAGCGCTACATCGAGCGCCTGGAGAGTCGGCAGATTCAAACGCTCGCGGCCGACGGCTTCTTCGTGGACGCGGGGCTGACCTACTCTGGCACGCCGGCCACGAGCATCAGCGGTTTGTCGCATCTGGTCGGCGAGGTCATCTCGGTGGTCGGCGACGGCGTGGTCATCAACGACGGCGACCCTGATGGTGTGAACGCGGCGCTGTTCACGGTGCTGCCGGGTGGCACCATCAACGCCACGCTGCCGGCGTCGAGCATCATTCACGCGGGCTTGCCCATTCGCTACGCGGAGCTGGAGCTGCTCGACCTCGACGTCGCCGGGCTCCAGACGCAGATTCGCGACAAGAAGAAGCGCGTCAACTTCGCGACGCTGCTGCTGGAGAAGACCTGCCGCACGTTCTACGCCGGCCCGAGCGCCTCGCGCATGTATCAGGTGAAGCTCGACCCCGCCGAGAGCAACCAAGCCGGCGTGCTGTTCACCGGCCAGGAGACGATCAGCCTCGACGCGGACTACAACGACACCGGGCGCGTCTTCATCCGGATGACTGACCCGCTGCCCATTTCAGTGCTGGGCATTCTGCCCTACACCGAGTTCGGAGGATAAGACGATGCGACGACTGGTTCTGACCCTGGCGCTTTTCCTGTTCGCCACCACCCTGCAGGCGCAGCAGCTCGTCACCATCGTGCCCTCGCGCACGTCGGGTATCACTGCGGTGACGACGACCGTCGCCACGGTGACGCTGCCGCCGAGCGTCGATGCGCCCATGATGAACGTGCTGATCAACATCACCGCGGGCGGCACGGCCACGGGCACCATGCAGCTGTGGATTGAAGACAGCGCCGACGGCGGCACAACGTGGAACGACGTCATCAGCTCGAACACCTTCGCGCTCGGCGCGGCTGCGGTGACGCAAGCCTTCTTCGTGCAGGGTGGTATCGCGTCCACTGCGACCAGCGGCGCCGCACAGGCTGTCGAGACGCTCGCCGCCGGCACCACGCGCCAGGGCGTCTACAGCCCACTGATGCGGGTGCGCGAGAAGATCACGAGCCCATCGGGCTCACCGGTTGGGGCGACCTACACGATCACCGCGGTGGTGCGATGAAGCTCACCAGCCTGAAGCTCTCGAAGGCCGACGCGAAAGCGGAGGTCATGCCGTCGATGGCCGACCTGCCCGAGTATCCCTACGGGCTCTTGATTCGCCTGGACGACGC